AAACAATCCGAATACTATATTTATGTTATTCCATTTTAGTCTAAAATATAAAGATGAAGAAATTAAAGAATTTATGGAAAATGAGTTTAAAATGAATAATATCAAAAATGTTGAATTATGGTTATCAGATTTATAAGTTATTTTTATTAAATTTTTTTTAAAATTGAAAAATATTCAATTAATCTAAAAAATATATTAATTTATTTTTATTTATAAAATAAAAATAAAACCTAATTATATATGAAAAATCTTCCACAATCTTTAATTTTAAATGAAAATACATAAAATATGAAATTTATAATTCATGGACAATGTGTTTTTATTTTTTAAGTATTAAATAATCCAGAAGAAGTCGTTTTTACATTATCAAATTCTAACAAAACAAATAATATTTTTATAAAATTTAATAATAAAAAAGTAGCCGTCTATAATTCTAATTTAGACCAAACATATATTGATACAAATAATGTAGCTGGTTTAATAAATAATGATGATGCAGTGTATTGGTTTAGTTTAGATAGTCAAAATCAAATATTACGTGCAGGTATTGGAGAAGCTCGCCCTGATACTATAATTTATGAATATAAATTTACATACAAATTTAAAGAAAAAGATTACGAAATTAATAAAATGTATCTTGAAAGTTTCACAAACCTTCATTTTTATGAAAATATTTTACCATTAAAATTATTAAGAGACCCAATTGTTTCAAAAGTACCTCTTAAAGTTAAAAATACTGACCAATTAACAATGAATGATGTAGCAGAAAATAAATATTTACCTCATTCTAATCTTTCACAAACAGCACAACAGTTATATGAATGTATATCTGGTAAAAGATTTGTTCTTGATGATGATGACTTTCCTGATTTTTCAAAAGCCATCGAATATAGTATTGCTACTCCAGGTTTATGGTGTCATGAAAAATTAAAAGATAAAAGCACTGAATTTAATCCATCAGAACCTAATATAAATGAAACTTATTTACGCATTACTCTTGGTAAAAATAGTGGAGAATCACCTGGAATACCTTATGTACTTGAAATCTGGCCATCAAATCATTATTCACCTATTCATAGTCATGCATCAACTGACGCAATTATTAGAGTTCTACATGGCGAAATTAATGTTAAACTTTACCCTTTTCTTAGTAAAAAAGAAATTAAACCATTCGGCACTCAAGTATTCAAAAAAGATGAAGTTACATGGATTAGTCCAGAATTAAATCAAGTACATCAATTAATCAATTTAAATAAAAATGCTACTTGTATTACTATACAATGTTATATGTACGGCGATTTAAATAGAATCCATTATGACTATTTTGATTATATTAGTGAAGATGGACAATTAGAACAATATGAACCTGATAGTGATATGGATTTTGTTGATTTTAAACTTTTAATGAAAAAAGAATGGTACGAAAAACCTTAACTTTTTTTAAAAAAAATTTTACTTAAAGAAATGACGTAAAAAATTGAAAGTTTTATTATAAATTATATAATAAACAAAAATGTCAAAAGTATATAAATTAGAACCAGAACTTACAAAATCATCTTATGATGAAGAAACATATTCTAAAACCATTGATGGTAAAGATGTTGAAATAACCGTTGTAAGTTATCATCGTTGGTCTGAATTCGAAATTACTCTTACAGAATCAGAAAAAAAAGAAATTTTATCAAAAGAAGAAATAATTTTAAGTGATTATGATATTCAATTTATTTCAAGTGATGACTGCTTTAAAATGGATTCAGAAATTAAAGATAGAGATAAATACTCAGAAAAATTTATTTCTAAAATTATTAAACATATTTATGGTCCAGATAGTGATGATGAAGATGATGATGACGAATCTCTTTGTGGAGGAGGTATCAACGAATTAGAAGAAAATGGATGGACCCCTGGAGATGTTATTTACGGTTTAACTTGTAAATGTACATTAAATGAAATTTAATTTATATTTTTAATTATTATATTTATAATCTATACTTTAATAAATCGGGAACAATATAAATATTATTTGGTAATATTTTTTTATTAATAATTATTTATTGTTGTTTTTTCTTCATAATTATATAACTCAATATTTATATAATTATAAATTTATATAATTTATTATTTTTATTTAAATAATAAATTATAATTAATATTATGAACTTAAAAAATATTATTTTATCTCCTTCTTGTGCGGGACAATTAAAAAAAGGTGTAGAAAATTTTCCCAAATTGATTCAAAAATATACTAAACCATCATTTAATATTATTAATACAAATCTAAAAAATAATAATCATAAAAATGATATATTCCATAATAGTAAAATGATTTATGACGCATGTAACTCAGTTGATAAATTTATTTGTATAGGAGGTGATCATTCAATTACAATTGGTAGCGGTGCTGCATCTTTAAATAAATATCCTGATGTAAAATTTATTTGGATTGATGCACATGCAGATATAAATACATATAATTCATCATTAACTAAAAATTACCATGGTATGCCACTGTCTTTTCTAACAGGTCTTGATAAAAATAAACATTTTTCATTTATTAAAAATTTATTAATGTATAAAAATATTTATTATATTGGATTACGTGATACAGATTATTTTGAATGGAAAATTATTAATGATTATAAAATAAAATATTCTTTATCTGAATTTGTAAATATGGACTGCATTCATGAAACAAATAAACTTTCAACTTTCATAAATAATTCACCTATACATATTTCATTTGATGTTGATGCAATGGATGAATCTGTTATATCTAGTACTGGTACTATTGTACAAAATGGCTTAAACCTTAAAGAAACTAAATACTTATTAAATTCTTTACTAAAAAAAGAAAATGTTGTTGGTCTTGATATTGTTGAAATGAATATGGAAATTAATAAAAATAAATATCAAAAATCTATTGATAATTTTTTATATTTATTTTCTGATATTTTTGAATCTAAATAAAAATCGAACATTATTCATACAAATATAAAATTAATCAATGAAATATCAGTCAATTTATATTTTATCTCTTTTTTTATTTATTTTATTTATCTTACACAAGAAAAATAAAATTAAGCAGCCTATAAAATATACGTACCATGATGAAAATTTTAATAAAATAAATTACAACCAAATATTTTATGACTCTCAAAATAAAATTTATACATCTGGATATATGTCACCCACTGAATATCCTAATAAATTACAATAGATATTTATTGTACATATCTATATAAGATATATTTTATAAAAAATTGATTTATTATATTTAAAAATATAAATATTAAACTAGCTAATATGAGTGAATTTAATCTAGAATATAATAAATATTGTGATTTAACAGATAATTATGCACTTTTGATTTCATCTGAAAAAAATATTTTTAAAGTACCAATTAATATATTGCCCATTTCTAATATGGTTTCTGTTATGGTAGATAATATTGATTTTGATAATGAAGATTTAGAAGATAATGAAAGAGAAATTCCATTATTTAATGTTAATGATAAATGTTTAACAAAAATTATTGAATTTATGGAACACTACCATGTTGAAAAAATGAAAGATATAGAAAAACCACTGCGTTCTAGTGATTTAAAAGATATTATCCAAGAATGGTATGCTGATTTTATTAACATTGACGATGATTTTTTATTTTCTCTAATAAATGCAGCAAATTATATGGATATACAACCTCTTTTAAACTTGGGATGTGCTAAAGTAGCTTCATTAATTAAGAACAAAACACCAGAAGAAATTAGAACTATTTTTAACCTGGGTGAAAATAATGATATAAAAAAAGATGAAGTGAAAACTAATGATTAAAAATAAATTTCATAATTTTATAATTTTGTATGAGATAAATAACAATAAGTATGACTTTTTTATTATTTAATCAATATATTATAATTATGTATTATAATAATTAATTTCTACATATATATTCTAGTATGTTGTGGTGTAAATATGATTTTTCTTGTTATATTCACTTCTGTATAATTATATATATTATCTATATCTTCCTTTTTATTAAACATATTATTTACTATATCATTCAATTCAATATCTATTTCATTTAATAATCCTGTACTTAACCATAAACTACTTAATAAAATAATATTTATTACCTTATATATCATCTTTCTTTTATAATTGTTTAATAATCAATTTTTAACTTTTTTTTAATATTTTATTTAAAAATATATTACTATTTATCTTTATGAATAATAATCAAGATAAACCCCTTAATGAACAAATACGATGGGCTATAAATAATTCACCTTATACATTACATGAATTTGCTCAATTAATGAGTATGAAATTAAAAACTTTGGAATCTTTTATTGACGGAAGTCTTGTTCCTGAAAAGAAAAATATTGCTAAAATGAATAAATTCTTAAAAACAAAAATGAAATTATAATATATCTATTTTTTTAAAATAATGTACAATAATAAAAAAATAGAATAAATTTTTTTTTTCTCTAATAAATCAAATGAATAAATATAATAAATTAGAGTTAATTGGAAAAGGCTCGTATGGCACTGTTTATAAAGTTGAAAAAAAAAGTAGTAAAAAAATATTTGCACTAAAACAATTAAAAGCTTATAAACTGAAAAATAAATATGAAATTAATAATCTATTAAACGAACTTAAAATTTTATGCTTTCATGATTGCGAATATTTACTAAAATGTAGAGATATATTTTATGATAATTATAATGTAAATATTATTACTGATTTCGCTAAACATTCTGATTTACATAACTACATCCAAAAACATAAAACGAAAAATAGAAAAATTCATGAAAAAACTATTTGGACCATTTTTATTAAATGCTGTTATGGTATTGATTATTTACATCAACATAATATTATACATAGAGATTTAAAACCAGCAAATATCTTGTTAAATGAAAATGCCAACATATCAATCGCAGATTTTGGTATTTCCAAAATTGTTGAAAAAAAAATAAAATCTTACACAATGATTGGTACTCCTTATTATATTAGTCCAGAAATGTATAGTGATAAAAATTATGATAAAAAAATAGATGTCTGGTCACTTGGATGCATCTTATATGAAATGATGACTTTTAATGTACCTTTTCAAGCAAATGATATTTTAGGACTTAAACATAAAATTATTAATGGAATTTATTATAAAGATACTTCTAATTTCTATTCTAATGAATTAAGTTATATGGTACGTTATCTTCTTAATATTGACCCCAAATTAAGACCCTCTATTTATCAAATTATTTCAAGTAACACCTTCAAAAAAAAAGAACATGAACTTAATTTATCAAATTCAAATGATTTTAATCTTAAAGTTAATGATAAATTAAGATATGAATATAAAATACCAGATAAATCATTAAGTTGGAATAATCTAATTATTGATATTGACCAAGATAATGATAATAAATTACATAGTCCTGTGAAAATTATTCAAAAAAATGATGAAAAAATTATACATAATAAATTTGACTTACAAAAACCAATTCAATATGAAACACCTAAATTACCTAGTATATTGAAAAAAAATGATAATATTTACCATAAAAAATATAATAATTATTACCCTTCCTATTATAAAGACTATTCTTCTAATAATAAAAAATATCCTTCCTACTATGATAATTATCCTAAAATTAATTATCCATCACATTTACCTTCCATAAATAATAACAATAGAACACCTAATAATTTGAAATATCCTTCCTATTATCCACCATTACATAATAATAATGATTATAATAATCATAGAAATAATAATTACAAAAATAATTATCCTATTTATGATCACAAATATTATAGAAATAAATATAGCTCAAATAATATTATATTTTGATTTTTTTAAAATTGATTTTTTTTACTATTTAAAGAAAAATAATATTTAAGATAATGTCCGATTTTATCTCAAATACAATTGATTTAAAAAATACTATATCTATTTTTCCTCGTGAAATATTAGAAAATATATATGTATTACATAAAGAATTATATTATTCTAATAAATATAAAAATTTATTAATTACTCTTAATGATGAGGTTTCAAATAGTCTAAATATAAAAAATATTTTACCTCATGTTGATGAAATATTAAATGATAAATATTATATTTCCTATTTACAAAATAATGATACTATTTTTAGAAATATATATATTAAACATTATATACATAATAACAAAAACTTTCAACTTTTAAATGTGAAAGATAGTTTTGCTCTTTCATGGCTTATGCATCTACATCATTAGAATTTAATTAAAAATTGAAATATTTTTATTAGTTTTATAAAAAAAAGTAATGAACTTAACCATTTTTATTTTTATCTTTTTTTCTGCTATTTTAATTAAACTTATTTATGAAGCATATTCGATTCATAAATTAATTACTTTTGATGAAAAATGCTTTACATATAAAAAAATGATTGTTGATAAATTTAATTTTAATTCATATCAAGATAATAATTTTTATATTAACAGTCAAACTAATATTGCTGATTTTATTAGAACAAACTATAAATGTATATTTTATGAATTAAATCCTAATTCACATATCTTGAATAATGAAATTAAAAGTGAAATTGTATTCAAATGTTATTGCTGAAAATATTATATTTAATTTACTTATAAAAATAAATTAGATAAATTATCAATAAAGATAAAGAATCTACTTAGTATAATACATAATTATAATAAATAAATTGGTCAGAGTGGGGTTCGAACCCACGCATCCGAAGATAGTAGATCTTAAGTCTACCGCCTTAGACCACTCGGCCATCTGACCATCCACTACATATATACTTGTATATATATCTTTAAGTTGTTTTTTTTTAATAAATTATCTACATCCTTTATCTTTTAATTTTGTTTTTATTTCTTCTATACAATCAGTTGTACTTGTTATATATAAATTTGGATAAATTCCATATATCAATGATTGCATTGATTTTTTCAAAAAATAAAAGGAAAATCCAAACGCCAACTTTAAATGTTCAAAATATGACATACATACACTTTTTGGATGTTTATTAAATATATTTTTTATATAATTTATCATTTATACTATTAAATTTATATTTTTTTTTTAATATATATTCTTTAATTATGAATTATAACTTTTTAGGTCAATGTTTAGGATATTTAACAGCAGGTATTAATTTTGTACTTTATTTACCTCAGGTTATTCATGTTTATAAAGTTAAAGATACAAAATCTTTGGATTCTAAATTTATTATACTCCAAATGTTAAGTTGTACATCTACATTATCTTATGGAATAGTAATTAAAGAAATACCTATTATTGTTTCTAGTGTTTCAATCTTAATTTCTACATCATTTTTAGGATATGCTAAATGGTTTTTATATATTGAAAAAAATATGTCAACATATAATTATGAATCGATTGAATCAAAAAATAATACTTGTAATGAATTTACATCATTAAAACATGCTGATTTTACTAATAAAATTCTATCCTAATTATTCTAACCTTTTTATTATAGAATATACTAAACTAAATAATATACCTCCCCATAAACTATCTATTATCATTACATCTAATGACCATTTTGAGAAAATTGCTCTATTTGTTCCTTCATATATACCATAAGTTAAAAAACCAAGTAAAAACGCATCTAATAATGTACCATTTTTATTTAATATAAAATAATTAAATACAAATACTATACAAATATAAGCATATAGTGCTCCATCAAATCTTATTTTTATATCTGAACCTTGTATATTATTGATTAATTTATTAAATAATGTACTAACTAATTTTAAATAAATACTATCTATTAAAATAAATAAAACTGTACTAATTATTATTCTTTTTACATTTAATTCCATATACATATATATATTATTTTTTTTTATTTATAAATATTTACATAAAAAATATTTGTGAAATTCCAAATGCGTTTATTTTTAAAAAATAATTTTATTTTTTCGATATTTATTTTTATCTCTTACTATATTATATAAAATGCCCGAAAAAGTAAAAATTACTTATGAAAAATTACCTTTTGTTTATCATTATATGGTAAGAAATGCTAATGGTACTACAAATTCAAATAGCCTTAAAAATGGACCTATTGGTAGAGACACCCGATATATGACAAATGCTGCAGGAAAAGTACATAAAAATAAATTAATTAATTATGAAGACTTTACCATTCCACCTCGTTCAAGAGAAGAAGATCATACTGCTATGTATCACTGTATGCATCAAGTTCTTGCTGGAAACAATTTTCCTCATAATCCATTAGGATTTGCTGAATTAATACATGATATGTTAATAGATAAGTTCCCTGATGGAGCTAATACCTCTAAGGAATTTCATGAAGGTACATTGAAATGTTTAAATGGTTATAATCATAATGAAACAAAACCAGAAGATAGACCAGAATATTTAAAATTTTATGAAACAATTGTTAAAGCACTTCATAAAAATAAACCAACCCAACCAAATCCAGGTGATCTTGCTTTGCTCATTGCTAAAATATTAGATGGAGATAAAAGTGATGCTAAAAGTGCTGAACAATTTAAAGATGATTTACACGTCAATGTGATGCAGCCCATGATGGTTGATAATCCAGGTCAAAATCCTATTAATCCAGGTCCAAATCCAATTTTGGCTACTACCAATGGCAATCAGGAGGATCTTTCTCTGACACAAATGTGGATAGGGATGATG